GTATGCCAATGAACAAGGATTTTCTGCAGAAGCGTGGCAAGACAGGTCTCATCGATCGCATTTTGAGCGATTGGGATGAGAAGTTTAACTTGAAAGTTTTCCAGAAACCCGAGCCTACAAAAGCTAGCAAGCTTGCGAAGGCAATGCCGCGCATTATCACAGGTCTTCCTATCCACAAGATGGTCAAGGCGCAGGCGCTGTTCCGAGAGATGCTCGAAACGGCGGTGAGTGATTGGCGTAGTTCGCCGATCAAGTACGCGTTTACTCCCGGTAAGCCTCAACACTGCGAACATTTACGCGACACCTTTGGTGGTCGCAAGGTATTCGAGTGTGATAAGAGCAATTGGGATTTCAATATGTTTGGTTTCTTCTTTGACATCGCCGAGGGTGTCATCGTCAACCTGGCTGCGCAGCCAGCGTCAATGACTGATGAACAGTTTGAGATGTACATTAAGGATGTCAGACAAGCCGTGCGCGAAGTTAAGGAAGACGCAACGTATTGCACAACCGACGGCAGCACCTTTAAGTCGAATTATAAGGGCTGCATGAAGAGCGGTTGGCTGTTGACGATCTTCGTGAATTCGCTGTCACAGCTCGCGTTTGATCTGTTGGTGAAAATCCGAATGGGGTACACTGACGAACAGATCCTCGCGAAAGACATGACTATCATCGCCGGTGGCGATGATACCTTGCAGACGTTCCCTGACAACTTCGATCTTGATAAGTATGTCAAGATCGCTGGTGAGCTGGGGTTCAAGCTGGATTTCAAGGTTCATGATTCTTTCGAAGGGTGTGAGTTCTTCAGCACCGTGTTCACTACGACCAGCGCCGGGATTCTGCAATACAAACCCGTGCGTTTCACGAAGCACATCGAGAAGCTCAAGAGAGTTAAGTCTGATGACATTGCTCCAGCTCTCGCTTCAGCGATGATCAACTATTGTTGGGATGAGCCGAAGTTCAATTTCTTTCACAAGATGTATCGAACTCTGCGGCAGAGTTCCCCGGCGAAGTTCCCTTTGAGCCTGCTCAAGAACTATCAGTACTTGAGGTATGTGAGCAAAGGTTTTGAATCAGCCTCGGAACCAGTGCGCGCTGATGCGCTTGACACTGTCCTGGATGAGTTGGTCACGCTGGATTGGGCGTGACGATGTGAACCTGCGTTTAGTATTGATGTGGCCAGTGTGGCCATTAATGTCGTGCGTGAGAGTGGTGGTGGTCGGAGTAAAGAATGGGTGATCTTATCGGAATTAGAGAGTTTCCGAACTATACCGGACCAGGAATTTCCGATGGTAAATTCCAGGAATCGGTTTTGTTTGGCTCTGCTGTACCGAAGGATGACCTCGATGCTCTGGCCCGATTGCATGACTCAGCTTACGCCAAGTACAAAGACAAAGGACATAGGAGAGCTGCAGACCAATGGTTTACCGATCAAACCGCG